AGGAACTGAATATTTAAGAGTAGTTTCGATATCTATTCCGTCAACAGACTGATTCGTTATTTCTGTAGAAACTTGATCGTCTGTTTTGCTTCTTGCATTTTCAATTGTATAAATATTTTTACCTAATCTTGCGTTATTTGCACCTTTAGCAATAGATGTATTTCTCATACTTCTTATTAAATAAGGTGTTTTTCAAACACGAACATCTTGATAATTTGAATTAGAATTTCCAAGGCCATCAATATCAACAATATGTCCTATTTGACAATGATCTCCTAAACCAATTACATAAAATCCTGCTTGTTGTGCAACTGCATCAATTAATTGTAATTCGACTTCATTATATTGTCCAATCTCATCAATTATAAGAACTTCATATTTTTCAAGCTCTTTTATTTTTTCTTCAGAAAGTTTTAAAAAAGGATATTTACTTAAATCTTTTATTTTGAGAATTTTATTTTCACTCGTAAATTCAAATTTATTTGTGGCATCTTCTCCAAATAAAAATTTAAATAATTCTTCTTTACCATCAACTTCTTTACCTTCTTCTGATTGTCCAATTATAACATAGTTGCTTCCGCCACCAAAAGTGTTTGCTAAACTTTCAGCGGTTTTTGATTTTGGAGCATTAATTAATGTTTGTCTTTCTCCGTGTCAGAGTTGTTTTAATATTAAACCAACCATTGTTGTTTTACCAACACCACATGCACCAGGTATAATAATTGTGTTATTAAGAATTTTATGATGTTTGATCAAATCAGCAAGTTCTTTATCAGATTCATCAAATGTAAATCCTTCAACTTTAGATTGTAATACAGATTGAACCTCACTCCAGAATTTAGGATCACTAAGATATGCTGCTGCAAATTTAGTAGCACTTTCTTGTTCATCATTTGGAATAGCAGAAATTTCACTATTAGATGGCCTAAAACTTTCAAGCGCTTGTCTATATGCTTTATCTAACTCAATTCCATCAACACTAACTAAAGTAAGTAAATATTTAAATGTCTCCATTGGAGTTATTGCTCCAGATGAATGAACATCATATGGATTATCAACCTCATCAAGCAAAATGCTCTTAAATAATTCATGACTTTCAAATAATTTAATAAATTTCTCTGCATTTTTCTTAACATCTTTTCCTTTAATTGATTTCCATTTTTCATACACAAGTGATTCAAATCTTCTAACAATATTATAAATTTCTTTAAATTGTGAATCTGTTAAAGTTCCTGTATCAATTCCTTCAAATGTTTCTTTTTTCAATAAATTAGATAGTGAATGATTTTGAGTTGCTTCTTCCCAAATAGCAATAATGTCAAACTCTTTATCTTTTTGTTCATCATCAATTCCTCCTCAGAATTTTAATAAATTTTGAACATTATTAACCATTTGTCTCTTAAAATCTTTTTCGATTTCAGAATGTCTATTTCTAGAATTATATCGACCATTTTCATAAACAATAAAAATTTTACTTCTTATTGCGTCCAAATCTCTCAATAAATTTCTTCTAGAAATAGGATTAAATACTGTTAATTTATCTCCTTCCTTATAAAAAGTATTCATTGTTTCAACAGTCTTATTATCCATTGAAATCATGATTTCCATTAAATCGACAACTCTCATTAAATCTTTTAATGCATCCTGCTCTGTTGCACTTGCAATAAAGAAGTCGACCCAACTATTTGATGAAATATATTTATTAAAAAATCCATTTAGATAATCAACAATTGTGTCTTCTCCGTCTATTTTTGATTTAAACGCTCTAAGTAATTTAGTAAACGGAGAAGCATCTAAAGTAGATGTGGTTTTAACTATATCAAAAAATAAATCAAATGGATTTTCTAAATCTTCATCTCCAATTGCTAAATTTGGAAAATAAAATGCTTTTTTAAAATATTGTATTGCAAACTCGTGTGTAAATCCGGCATCGTGTATATTTCCTTCTTCGTCCTCATACGCCATGTCATCTGCGTTTACTCCAAAACCACTAGGATTCATTGTGTCTGCATCCTTTAATCAAAAATCATCACTTTCAACAATTTTCATTGTTTCTAAAACAAGTGATTTTGCAACATCGTAAGACGCTTTTGCAGCAGAATAATCGCCGTTTTGTAAATGTTTTTTTACTTCAAGAATTTTTTCTTCAAACAATTTTCTTTTCTCAATTCCTTTTCTTTTAGGATCTGATCCTAATAAAGTATCTTGAATATGAATCGTCTTTTTTGTTTTCGGATCAGTGACTTGAATATTTTGACTAACATCTTCTAAGGCGATATTTATATATTCTGGAAAAATAAATTTTCCACGAGTTCAGTTATCAATAAATTTAATCATGACCTGTTCAGCCATTTTTAATTCACCAAAGTCTTGAACTAAACCACCTTCTTTCTTTATGGTGTTATAAATTGATAAAATTTGCCCTAAAAGATCAGCAGTATATTCATTAATATCTGGACTTCTTACAACAGAATCATAAGTATCAATTAATTTATTAAATATTTCATCTCTATTCTTAAAGTTCTGAAGTAACATGTTCATTGGAGTAAGATTTTGAGTATTATCTCCATTTGCTTGTTCTCCATCTATATAACGATACTGATTATATTGTTGAACATAATTTGAAAGTCTTGTTTCAATTTTAGCAATTTCTTCATCAATTTCATCAATTCTCGCCTGCGTTTCAGGAGTTAAATTTTGAGATAATTCATCTCTTCTTATTTTAAGAGCTTTTGCTTTATTTAAATCTTCTTGATATTTAACAATACTTTGAAAAAACTGTTCTCCAAAATAATTATCCGTATGAAACTCACTAATCTTCTTATCTTTTAATGCTTCATTTTGTTCTTCAAAATCCGAGCGCAATTGACGTTGCAATGCTAAAAACATTCGTTTTATTCCATCATGAGTTTTATCAAAATTTCTTCCATAATAATTAGCTGTCTTGTTTTCATACAATTCAATATCCTTGTCCACTTGACGTTGACGAAAAGAATCTAATGCACTATATAATCTACCATATTGAGACATTGCTCAAGAATTTTTACTAAGTTTTCCTGCTTGCAAAATTTTAGGTAATATGCCATCTGTTTCAAGTAAAATTGATGATACATATTCGCCATTATATTTTCCATCAAGAATATCATCTCTTCTTTTGCGAAGTTCTTTTACTCGAGATTCATATTCTTTTTTAACAGATTCAATAGTACTTTTTTCTGTTTCAGTTAAATCATCTTTCTTTTCAAGATCTCCGATTAAACCTTCTTTTCAAATTCTTGCATCAACAAACTCTTCACCTAATTTAATAAAAGCGTGAGTCATTAGTTGATGTGCGCCAATTTTATGAAATATCAAAAATTTACCTCGTTTTTGCGCCTCAGTTAAATAACTGCTATCTTCACTATTTCAAATAATATTCCTAACATCTACAATATCTTCTTCCTTAGATTGTTTGATTGCATCAAAAAGACCTTCATCTTTTAAAACTTGTTCGATAAATCTAACGTTTCCAATTAAGATTCTAAGATTAGCATCTGCTTGTGACATTTCTCCATCAGAGGTAACATCTGCATCATCTTCCAAAGACATTTTAAAAGAACTTTTAAGTTCGGTTGATCCGAGTAATCCTTTATCATATAAACGTTTATATTCTGCGATTATCTCGTCACCTCTACCTTTAGCAATCATGTCTACTAATTCTCTCTGATAATCAGGAAGATCTATTTTTCCTTTATCACGATATTGTTCGTATGCTGAATATCCTCTAAAAATTCCACCACCAACAGCTCCTCCAATAAATGAAAGTAAATAGCGATCAAAAATATCTTTTCCAGAAAAACCATAATCAAGCTTTTGACCAGTATCGTTCATCTTGATGCCAAGCGCTTCAAGTGCAAGTGTTGTGGCTTTTGTTACATCCATAATTGCTTCTTCTGCAACTTCTTCAACACCCTCTCTAAGCATTGCAGATAAATATTCCTCAGGTTCAACACCTTTAAATACTTCAAGTTTTTCTTTAAAACTTTTTGAAAATTGATCATAAGCTTTTTTCAAAAACTCTTTACTAGTTTCTCATCTTGTTTTTTCGGCTATTTCATTTCCTGCTTGTGCTACTACTTCAGTACCTTTATCTACTACCGTTTTAACACCATCTTTAATCGCTTTTTCACCTGCTTCTTCAGCAATTTCTGTTCCAGCATTTTTTATTTGCTGTTTAGTTGCTTTGCTTGCAGCTTTGCCTACATCTTTAGCAGCTTTTACCAATCTAGTGCTACCATATGCTGCCATTTTTTTATTAATTTCTTCCATAGTATATCCTTTATCAGTAGCTTTAACCATGAAATCAGCTGTTTCTTTGGCAGTTTTTCTTCCAAGATCATCATCAAATCAAGAGCCTCTAAAAAGGGTACTTCTTCCATAATCCGAATCCATTAACTTCCACATTGCTGCAGTATTGGCAAGTAAAAGAAGTCCAGCTTGTCTGTCTCCAAGTCCTGCTTCAATGCCGGCCTGATATGATTCTTTTGCTGAAGTTGCAGCCATATAGGCAATGGCCATATTCTGACCCATCTTAGAACGTTCAATATTAGTTCCAAGGAATTTTAATTGTTTTGGTATATTTGCAATAACTCTTTGTTCAAACAACTGTTTTGTAACAGATCCAACAAGATCACCATACGTTTCTGCAGAAGCTCACATGTGCGTTTGACCATAATCTGATTTAGAATTATCAAATCTTGCTAATCAATTTTCCATTTTGGTCATTGTTCTACCAAATTCATTGTCATCTTCTCCAGTAATAATAGAATCAATACCTTTACTCAAAGCAGCCATTGATTGACCAATACCTTTAGCTGCATTAAGTGCTCCTCAAGTATAACTAACAGCAGGATGTAAGAACATAGGAAGAATTTGAGAAGCAGTTCTCATTGCTGTTCCGAATACAGATTTTCTTTTACCATCTGAATCATAAAAATCAAATTTATTTAAAACTGTTCCTTCTTTAGTAAAAGTATCTGTATAATGAAGCATTTCCTTACCATAAGCATCTCTATCTCCTAACATCTCATAATAAGGAGCGCCTCATTCGTTAAGTTTATATTCACCTTTCTTATGTATAGCTAATAAATTACCAGCTTCATCATATTCAGGTGTATCCTCATCATAAGTAGCAAGTACTAAAGGATCTCTAAAAAATCCTTTTAATAAACCACCTTTATCTTCAGGAGTCCAATCTAATTGATTTCCATTTTCATCATGAACTAATTGTTTCTGTGCGATTTCTCTAACACTATAAGGAGATTCAGTGTTTTCACCAATTCCAGCAATATTTGTAGAATAGAACATTCCATTGTTTGTTGGAGTATTAGATGCAGAAACATCTATGATTTCCCCAGTAGCTGGCGCATACCACTCGTAAGGATCATAAGCAAACTCTTCGAGTAATTTTTTACTGTACTCGCGGTTAACATATAAGTTATACATTTCTCTCGATGAGTTATAGGCATCATTAAATGCGTCTTCATCAAATCCACCATCTTCAGTTCTAAACTGATCTCTCACCGAAGCCATATTTTTATAATCA